TGTTGTTGTCTTACTCTTCTTTCGGCGTCAAGTATAGTTTGACCAAATTTGTATTGTCCCTTCTCACGGTCAATTTCTGTGGTGTAAATATAAATTGTATTTTCAATATTTTTCATACCCTTTTAATTTAGAGTACAAAGATACAACTTTATTTTTAAATAAATGTTTTTTTTATTTTATTTCACAATAATATTCATCTATTTCCCCTCTCAAATCACAGATATCTTTATCTTTTGGTAATTTGATAATTTTAATTTTATTATATAATGTCCCTCCGTTTAACTCGTGGTATAATTTAAGACCATCTTCCCACGCGTCACCGTCGGTACAAATGACGATATTACCCTTGGCTTTGAGATATAAAGTTTCAAATAATAATTTACTCATCTTCTTTCCCAACATCACAATTGGATTATCCAAAAAGAAACTATCAAAGGCACCCTCACATAAATAAACATCTTTATTCCAGTCAATTAAACCTTCATTGAATATTATCTCGTCTTTCGCCGCCGTTGGATTCTTGTACTTCATCTTTCGTGGTACCCAAGACCTTGCAACAAAATAATTAAGAACTCCCTCGGAATTGTACGACGGAACAATTATTCTATATGCAAAGTCACCAGTGACCGTATAACCTATCTTATATTTTTTGATTATTTCATCGGTAATACCTCTTGATTGAAGGTATTTATAAGCCTCTATGTGTGGAATAAATCTTGGATTGGAATCTTCAAATGTTGTAAACCCTTCAGGTAATTTCAACTTTGGTTTCTTAATGTCTTGTTGTTTTAACTCTTCGGGTTTAATTAAATTATAAACTTTCTTTTGGGATTTTGTTCCATGTTTATCAAATAATCTACCGAGAGGGCCTTGAGTTCCAAGGGTTTCTCCACAGCTCCAGCATTTGTAAACGTGTTTGGAATAATTAATTTCAAGATTTCCCTTGCCATCACCATTTTCTAAACCTTTTTCGGCCGCACAGACAGGACAGTCAAAAGATATTTGACCTTTGGATTCGTAATGTTGTTTTTCTTTACCTAAAACATCTCGGAGTAACTCAACTAAAACTTCAACTTCATCTGACATATCGTAAAGATAATGAAATATTTTGAATTACCAAATTTCTTTTTATTTAGGGAGGTTAATTATTTATGATTAAAACATATTTATAACAGTAATTAAATTTAAAAGATGGCAATAATCTATAAAATAACAAATACATCTAACGGTAAATCATATATCGGTCAACATAATTCTGAAGGTGATGGGAGATGGAAACAACATCAGGAAGCCGCATTTAAACGAGGTAAAGACGGGAAACTATATAATTCAATGAGAAAACACGGTTCGGAAGTTTGGACTTACGAACCATTAATGACCGGTATCACTAATAAACCCGAATTAGATTATTGGGAACATTATTATGTGACTCAATATGATTCTTGTAAGAATGGATATAATTGTACCCCAGATGGTCAAGGGCGTGGGGCAGGAAGAGCATTTCAACCAATTAATAATAACAATAAAAAAAACATTAGATATGGTTTATATAGAATAGAGAATAATATGGGAATATTAAAAAATATTTTTAACAGTAGAGAAGAAGTATTAGTTAATCTAGAATCATTAGAAATTAACTCAAATAGCACCAATCATCGTTGGATTAAAAAAGGTCTTAATGATGGGGAATTTGAAAAAACATTACCCCTAAACAATTTACCAAAAATACCAAAACCAGACGATAAGACATCGGTATTTGCACAATACACGATGGATGGTAAATTAGTTGATATTTGGCCATACAGTAATAGATATGTTGAATCAATTACACAATTTAATCCAGGAGCAATAACTAAAAGTGCAAACGGAAATACACATTCTGGAGATGGTTTTATATGGAAAAAATTTAATAATAGAGATGAGGTAACTGACACAACATTTGTATTCAACCCAACAAATGTAAGAGGATTTGATTTGGAAGAATATAATAACAAACCAATATTAAAAATAAACCCTAATAATGATGAAATAATTAATAGATATGACTCTGTAGAATCCATACCATCGACATCTCAAAAGAAAAAAATTGAGATTTATTTTAGAGCGGTGTTAAAAAATAGAGAAAATGATAATGGGGGCTTTTGGGTTTTTGAGGAAGACTTTAATGATGACAATCACCTAAATGAGAGTATTAGAAAAATAATAAATTTAATATCAAAAATATAAAATTACCAAATTTCTTTCATCTTCATATAACCCAACGCACAAGTATAAGCATCGGTCATATCATAACTCTCTTTTTTAAGAGTGTTATTTTTGGTGTAAGCCCAAATAATTTGTGGTTCTCTTTTGGCAACCAATTCCCATATAACGGCTTTCTTGTCAATATCTTTCGGTAATCCACCAAATAGAACAAATTTACCTTTATCATTTTTTTGAACTAAATGAGGAAAAGCGAATTTTCTTGAATTATAAGTTGAAACAAATTCAGGGACAACTCCAAGCACATCATAAACTTCTTTACAAACTAATGTATTAAATCGTATTAATGTCCCAACGGTATAAACATTATTTGAGTTTAATAAAGGTTCTTCAATAACCACATGTGTTATTCCCATTCCAATATATTCTTCAAGTTTTTTTCTAAAAATATTACTTTTAACTATTAACTCTTCTATTTTATTTTCAACTTTTGGTTTAGGAACCGGTGATACGTGAGTTAATTCTAATAATTCTTTTGATTGGATGTCAAATAATGCACATCCTATTGTTCTTGTTGAGACATCAAGTCCAAGAACTTTAGGTGAAGTTCTATTAATGGTTTTCGTCATAAATTAAATTTAACGCGAATTGTTTATGCGTTTATTATGAAGTTAATGTTAACTAACTTAAACATTATTGTAAAGTTTAATGTGATTAAAAATCAAGTTTAACTACGAACTGTTGGATTCCTTGTCGTAATTGAGGTGATTGTAATTTTGATATTACTAAAAGTTCTTTATTATCATCAAATAACCCGATTTCTGTAACATATGAGGTTGTACCTGAAGTCCATGTTGGATTTGATGTATTTGTGAACTGATTACGACCAAGGTTAATTAAATATCTCATTTCGTAAATTGTAGCACTAATATCAGTCCCTAAATTACCATAGAAGTAATACTCATCCCCAAAATTCAATATTTCTGTTTCACCATTTGTAGGAATATCAATATAATTCGCCAAATTATAAATCACACCATTATTGTAAGATTCCGGTGTTATTTGAAATGTTGTTCCTGTTATTCCACTCACCGTTAAATATCCATTAACCGTTGTTGCCGAAATTTCATTTGTAACATCAATTTCAACCCAATTTGTTGGACTTGGTTGTCCATTACCCTCAACTAATTGACACAATAACTTTATTGAGTTGGCAGAGAATCCCGTTAATGTACCATCGGCAAAACTACCGTCCGATAAATAAGGAAATTCGTCTCCGAATCTAACCGCAACATTTTGAGAATCAACAGTACATCCTGTTGTCGGACCATTAATCGCCGAATAATAGTTACAATGTAATGAATTCGTAAAACCTGTTGAATCAAAACGATAAGTCACCCACATCTTTTGGGTATTATTTGTTAAAATTCCTGTGGCGTTCTGTCCATTTGAGAAACAAGTATTTGGAGTTAATAATGATAATTTTGGCGCAGGTATAGTCCAATTTCTATTTGCTTTATACGACATTGCCGCAATGATTTCTTCATCATCAATCACCACAATTTGGGAGTCAGGAAAAACCTTTCCAACTCTATTCAAATTACCATTACTATCCGGATTTGTATCCCATAACTGATAATATCTAATACCCGGGTCATTCATATCCACATTTTTGGTAGATTTGATGTATTTTGGTTTACATAAATCATATCCCGGAGGGTCAATATAAAATGTCTCACCAATCGTTCCTCCCGTTGATTTATGCCACATTAAAGTAGGTATGGTTAGTTTGAAGTTTCTCGCAAGACCAGTGTTGTTGGTCGGATTTTGAGGGTCAAAAGGTGTTGTTGCAAATTTCTCACCATAAACATTATCAATATCTTGGTTAGTGTAATGAATAATGGCAATCGCTTTTTGTTCTTTAGGTGTAACAAAAATTCGCTCATCAAAT